GGCTTATAAAAACCCTCAAATAAAATTAGAATTATTAAAAGTTGAATTAGGATTAAACTAACAAAATCAGGGGCGCGACTGTAACGCGCTTTTATTATGAAAACTGCAATTCAAGAATTATTTAGCCAGTTAGAAACTGAGCACCCAAATTTGTTAAATATAAATACTATGGAAGGCAGAAAATTTGTAAATGATTATTATAAGTTTTTTGAAATGGAAAAAGAGCAAATTAAAGATGCATATCAGCAAGGATTTAATAATGCTTATTTTTCTAACCCACTAAACAAAGAGCAATATTATAAGGAAACATTTAAAGACTAATGGAAAATAGAAAAAAAGGCTCAGGATCAAAAGAAAATGTCGGAAGGCACTCTTTGACCTACAAAACAAAAAGAATTGGTAAAACGGTCCCAGAGGAAATATTTGACCTATGTTTATCTTTAATTGACGCAGAGATATTAAAGTTTAAAATTAAATTGTAATTCTAAATATTATTTTTATACATTTGTAATTCGCAACTGATAAAAAATAAAAATCCCTATCATTTGTTGCGAGTGGTGGGGATTACTTTTTAAATATGACAGAAATTATAAAAATTTCAGCGGTTAAACTTAACCCGAACAATCCAAGACTTATTAAAGACGATAAATTTAAAAAGTTGGTACAGTCAATTAAAGACTTTCCAGAGATGCTTAATATTAGGCCAATTGTAGTCAACAAAGATATGATTATCTTGGGTGGTAATATGCGATACAAGGCTTGTAAAGAGGCTGGACTTAAAGAAATACCTATTATTATAACCGACCTTTCAGAAGACCAACAAAGGGAGTTTTTAATAAAAGATAACACCTCAGGCGGTGAGTGGGATTGGGGCTTATTGAATGAGTGGGATACTGAACAATTGGAAGGCTGGGGTTTGGATGTGATAGGTTTTGAGTTAGATAGCGATGAATTAAGTACTGATTTTAGTTTGCCAGACGGAGATAAAGCACCATTTCAACAAATGACATTTACTTTAGCAGATGAACAAGCGGAGCAAATTAAAAACGCAATAGCAGATATTAAAGAAACTGAAGAATACAAATATTGTGAAACGTTAGGAAACGAAAACAGCAATGGAAATGCTTTATATTTAATTATTATGCAATGGGCAGAGCAAAGGAAATAATCGTTAAGGTAATACCGAGTAAAGTGGCAGTTCCATTTGTAAAAGCTAATCATTATAGCGGAACAGTAAGTAATACAAGTTCTTTGCATTTTGGCTGTTTTTTAGATAATAAATTACACGGGGTTATGAGTTTTGGAAGTCCAATGGATAAATCAAAAGTTATTAGACTAGTTCAGCCCAGTTTATGGAATGAAATGTTAGAATTAAACAGAATGGCTTTTGATGATTATTTACCTAAATACTCCGAAAGTAGATGCTTTTCAATTGCTATTAAATTAATAAAAAAAAATGCACCACATATAAAATGGATTTTATCTTTTTCAGATGGTGTTCAATGTGGTGATGGTGTTATTTATAGAGCAAGTGGTTTTTATTTGACAGCAATAAAAAAAAGCACACAAATAATTGAAACTCCAAAAGGAGAAAGAGTTACAAGAATGACTTTAACACAAGTTGGTAATCCTAAACGAGCAAGAATATTAAATGAATGCGGAATTAAAGATACTGGAGCGAGTAGTATAAATATGTTTTTAGAAAAAGGTTGTGAAAATGTAGATGGCTTTCAACTAAGATACATTTACCTAATTGATAAAACTTGCAAAATAACCGTTCCAATATTACCATTTAGCAAAATAGATGAATTAGGAGCAGGAATGTATAAAGGAGAAAAAATAACAATAGCAGACAGAAAAGAATTATCTTTGTAATAAATTATCAGCGTGGTTAGCATAGAAGCAATGCGCTTGGCATTCCAGCCAAGAGAAGGAGGGCAGTACTACTACCACGCTCAAAATATTTTAAATTATGAAATATAAAATAACAATTACACAACTAAACTCAAATGGTAAAGAGGAAATTATTGATTGTCAACTTGTACAAACAAGAGATGAGGCAGAAAGAATTATAAAAGATTGTAAAGCATTACCAAGAGAATATAAACCTACAAAAAAAGCTCCTGATTGTTTTTATGAATTAAGATTAACTAATTAATTAATTAATTAATGGCATACGATAGAGTTAAAATATTTGAACAAGCTAAGGAGTTAATAGTAAAAAATAAGTTATTTTTTATTGATGACATTGTGGCTTTTTTACCTATTTCAAGAGCTACATTTTATGATTGGGATTTTGACAAATCAGACGAGCTAAAAGGATTACTAGAACAAAATAAAGTAACTTTAAAAGTCTCAATGCGGTCCAAATGGTACACTTCAAACGCTCCAGCTTTGCAGATGGCACTAATGAAATTGATTGCAACCCCTGAGGAACTTAAAAAATTATCAATGCAATTTATTGAGTCTGAAAATACAAATAATAATACTATAATAAGTCTTGGCAATGGAACTCCTCCAAAAACAGAGTGATGCCGTTTATTTTCTAAAAGACGATAAAACAAACGAGATAATATATGGCGGTGCCGCTGGAGGTGGTAAGTCAGCTCTTGGAGTTTTATGGCTAATTGAACAGTCTCAGACGTATCCTGGCACCCGTTGGCTTATGGGCCGTTCTAAACTTAAAACATTAAAAGAGTCAACTCTTAACACTTTTTTTGACTTAACCTCAAAATTAAATATATCTAAGCAATATAAATTTAATAGCCTTACTGGAGTTATAACCTGGAACAATGGCAGCGAAATACTACTAAAGGATTTATACGCTTACCCAGCCGATCCAAACTTTGACAGTTTGGGGTCTTTGGAAATTACTGGGGCCTTTATAGATGAGTGCAATCAAATAACTTATAAGGCCTGGCAAATTGTTAAGTCCAGGATTAGGTATAAATTAAATGAATTTAATCTTTTGCCTAAAATGTTAGGCACTTGCAACCCTTCAAAAAATTGGGTATATTCTAAATTTTTTATACCATATAAAGCTAAAAATATTCAGCAAGGTAAAGCGTTTATTCAATCCCTTCCAACCGATAATCCAAACTTACCAAAAACATATTTGGAGTCTTTGCTTTCACTCGATGAGAATAGTAAACAACGTCTTTACTTTGGTAACTGGGAGTATGACAACGATCCGTCCTCATTAATCTCATTTGATAAGATAAACGATATTTTTACTAATAACTTTGTGCCAGAGGGCGAAATGTATATTAGTGCGGATATTGCCAGGTATGGGAGCGATAAAATGGTTATTTGTGTTTGGTCTGGCTTTCGTGTTGTTGAAATATTTAGTTTAGACAAATCAAGTATAATTGAAACCGCTGAGGCAATAAGAGGCCTAGCAACAAAGTGGAAAGTTCCAAATAGTAATATAATTGCAGATGAGGACGGAGTTGGAGGCGGAGTTGTTGACGTATTAAAATGCAATGGATTTGTAAACAATAGTAGGCCTAAAAAAGAGGAAAACACAATTGTTGAGTATCAAAACTTAAAAACACAATGTTATTATAAATTGGCCGAAAAGATACAACGTAATGAGATATTTATAAATTGCAATGACGGTTATTTACAAGACTTAATTATAAAGGAACTAGAGCAAGTTAAAAGGGATAAAATAGATAATGACGGTAAGCTCAGAATAATACCAAAAGAAAAGGTTAAGGAGCTTTTAGGGCATTCTCCCGATTTTACGGATACATTAATGATGAGGCTATATTTTGAATTAAAAGAAAAATTCTTTACATTTTAAAATAATTGTTATCTTTGAAACAAAAACATTTTATAAAATGGCTAAAAATAGAATACTATTGGCTTGGGACGTGCTTACAAATACAAATAAAAATCTCTTTAATGAGAGTATTTATAAGCTGGTTGGCGGAATAACCAACACCTATAATGAAGACTTAGAGACTTTACTCGTCAGAGGTTATGGCGAAAACCCAGACGTAAACGCAATAGTCAATCAGCAATGTTCAAAGACTACTGTTGTACCATATTGCGTTAAAAAGATATCCGATAAGGAAAGTTATAAAAAAATAAAATCGTATCCAGTTGACCTTACTTTTAACCAAAAAAGGGTTGTTAAACAATTGGAGCTAAAAGCATACGACTCAGATAGTGAGCAACCGTTTCCACTTGCAAGACCAAATCCAACGCAGACCTGGAACGATATTTGGTTTTTATACAAATTATATTTAAAAGTTTGCGGAAACGTTTATCTTTATAAAATGACTCCATTGGAAGGGGCCAACGCTGGAGTACCAACTCAATTATATATTTTACCTTCTCACTGGGTGCAAATTGTTTTAAAACAAAATGCAAATATGTTAAGTTACGAAAACCCGATTGATTATTATATTTTAAAGCAAGGTAATATAGGGATAAAGTTTCCTCAAGAGAATATAATTCATATTAAAAGGTCAAATCCTTTTTATAACTCAACTGGCTCTCATTTATACGGTTACTCTGAATTGATGGCCGCAATTAGAAATATTAACAGTTCAAATAGTGGAATTGACCAGAACGTTAAAACGATGCAAAATAGCGGAGTTTATGGGTTTATCCACGCTGGAGATGGCCAAAGTCCATTAACTGCTGAGCAAGGTCAATCTTTAAAAGACCGTTTGGTAGATATGAATAACTCAACCGAGAAGTTATCGAATATAGCTGGAGCAAGTGCAAAGTTAGGATTTACAAGAATATCGTTAACAACCGACGAATTAAAACCGTTTGAGTATTTAAGTAATGATAGACGAACTTTGGCCAACTGTTTAAACTGGTCTGTTGACTTATTGAATGAGGAACGCTCAGGCTCAGGCTTTGGAGTGGACTCACTTACTGAGGCACGTAAAAGAGTTATAATTGATAACATAAAACCCGACTTAGATTTATTGGCCTCTTATTTAAACCCTGAGTTTATACAAAAATTTAAGGGTTATGAGAATAGTGTAATTGAGTGGGATATTTCAGAACTGCCAGAGATGCAAACCGATATGGAAACGATGAGTAATTGGATCAATAAAGTTCCATTGACCCTAAACGAAAAGAGAGACGTTTTCAACTATGAGGAAATAGATGAGGACTTAATGAATCAAATATATATACCTACTGGATTAGTAAACGTAAATGATATTACCATTGACGAACTGTAATGGATAAACAAAGGGCAAAGTTAGAGATATTAGCTTTTAGAATAGTAAGGAGGCACTTCAAAAATATAGTGCAAAATATTCCTATGGGTAACCTTGCCAAGTTAACATATCCAGCATTAATATATAACAATGTAACAATCTCACAAATTAGAGAAATGTATAAAGAGTTATATTTTAAAGTTGGGTTTCCTGAGTATAAAAGAGCCTTAAAAGTTATAAATAAACAAAAAGACGCTCAAAGTTTATTTGAGGAGTTTATTAATAAGTTTTTGGCAGAACTAGGAGGCCAGAGGATTGTAAGCGTTCACTCCTCTTTTATAGAGAGTATTATGCAAGTTATTGCTCAAGGATATGAGCAAAATTTATCCGTTGCAGATATCACCAGACTATTACAAAATCAGTTTCTTTGGAATAAAATCCAAGCGCAAAGGATTGCAAGAACTGAAACAACAACGATAACCAATGCTGCAACTGTTTTAGCTGCCGATAATTCAAAGTACCAAATGGAGAAGGTTTGGATATCAGTACAAGACTCTAGGACCAGAAGGCCTCCAAAATCTTTATTTGACCATTTGGATATGAACGGCACAAGAGTAGATTATAACCGTAAATTTTTAGTTAGTGGTTACGAAATGGAGTATCCAGGAGACCCGAAAGCACCCGCTGGAAATGTTATTAATTGCCGTTGTAAGATTGCCGTTGTT